GCTAGGCCTTGGCTTGCTTGTCTTTGTTGTTCAAATGCTTGTTGTGCTTGCTGTTGAGCTTGACCAAACCCAGCGCTTCTAATTCCAGCGACAGCTTCGGCTGCACCCCTACCTGTTTGTCTTGCTAATTCTTCTTGAGTAAGTCTTCCTCTAGCACCGCCAAATGCTCCTGCTGCTATAGCTCTATCTCTAAGACCTATATCTGCTTGAGCTCTTTGTCTTCCTATGTCTTGTAAGGTTTGTTGTACTACAGCTTCTTCGTATGGGTCATAGAAACCTTTTGCCATAGATGGATCGTACATTCCAGTAGTTCCACGAGCAGTTTCTTCAGCTCTCATAAGAGCACCAAGTCCACCACCCATAGCTTCTCTGGCGCCTGGCAAATATCCGAAAGCTTCTTCTAATGCTCTCTCTTGCCTTCCGAAGAGTCGACCAGCTTCGGTAACATAAGGCTGATACTCACCTAGTCGTGCGGCTTGCTGGCGGGCTTGTATTTGTAGTGGAGTTAGCCCGGCAGTTTGCTCAATGGGAATATCTCTTGGTCTTGATATAAGACCTTCGTATTCACCAGGCGCACCAAAGTAAGACGCTAATAATCTTCTTGAGTAATCTTCTATATAGGGAGAAACAAACGAATAACCGGTTTGGGGGGTAGTAATTACTTCCGCTTCCGGAGCTTGTTTTGTTTTACTTAGACACATCTTTTATTTATTTCCTATAATACATACCACCTATTTGGTGAAAGCCTTTTTTATCAAATAATTTCTTGGCTCTTTCTACACCGTCTAGGTTGAAGATGCCGAGAATCAAAGGCTTGTCTTGTTCTTTAGCATATTCTATAACTGCATCCATTAAAAGATGGGACGGTGGAGTTTGATCTTTTAAATTCCTATATTCAGGTAATACATAAAACCATCCATCGCCTATGTATTGCTCTGCTGACCACCAATAATCGTCTGGCGCGACTGCAATACTACCAATGATTCTATCACCGTCTAGTACATTATACACAATACCTTTGAATAAAAAATGATTTATGTGACTAGAAGCTCTACCCCATTCTATTTCAGGAGATCCATCTCCAGATAAGGTATGTTCAGTCCAAAAGTTTTCTGCTAAAAAATCAGCTATGCGTTTTCCATTTTCAGGAGTTGGTTCTAATGCTTCTAAGACAAAGCTCATCTGAGCATCTTAGCGATTTCTTCTCCGAACTTTTGCATCTTGTACATTTCACGAGCACCCATAAGTCTTTGTTCGTACTCATCATTTGGGTCTGCTCCTGCTGCAATGCCCATGCCTCTAACGGCCGCTGAGTTAGTTACAAACTCTCCGTCACTTAACATGGCTGGAATCTGATCACCTCGCTCTCCTCCGGGACCAGTTACTAATTGATCTCTTTCTACAAATGTGCCATCTTTAGCATATAGCTGACTAGCTATTCTTCTTGGTTGTAATGCTTCTACATAAGTAGCTTCTTTGGGAGGAGCTACTAATGGAGAGAATGGAACACCTTTTGCTTGCGCATATATCTTTGATACTTCGCTTGGATAAAATTTATAAACATCAGGGGTGGTGTCTTTTGCATCAATGCTTATAGAAGCACCTGGCATAGTATCTCCGTAACCCATGCTTAAAGAAGTTATCCCAGATGATGGTGCGCCATAAGCTCTAGCTAAAGTAGCCGCTGCTCTTTCTGCCTCTTTAGCTGCTATTTCTTCTTCTGTTAATCCATAATCTGAATCAACATCTTCAATACCTAAAACATTTTTTAGATAATCTCTTGGATCAAAGCCATATCTATCATTTTGATAATTAAACATAATCTTGTCTTCTATACCATCTAAGAAAGGATTGTATGTCATGCCGCCCTCTCTCATTTCCATTGGCATCATTGAAGCAATCCCTCCGCCTGCATATCTTTTTATTTGAGGTATGCTTGCTTGAGATCCTTCTATAATTTGACTTTTAACAAGCGGAGAAAAATCTGATGAAGCACCTATCATTTCTAACATTTCTCCCATAACTTCCATTTTTCTTTTTCTTTCTTTATCTTTATCTTCTTCAACACCTTCAGCAACATCTTCAAATAATTCTGAAGATCCTTCAAATCCAATTAAATCATCACGAGCGTCATCTTCTGCTGTTCTAGTTGCTTCCATATAATTTTCGTATGCTGTTTTTTCAGCGTCAAAGTCATCAATATCGTAATCAATATCTAAAGGTTCAACAGAAAAATCCATAGCATCAATATCAATTGATTTGCCTGGTAAATTTTTTGGAAGATTTATGGTTGGTCCTGCTGCTAACATTGGATTAGACAAACTAGCAGGTCCAAATACAGAAGATCCACCGCTAGCAAAGTTAGCAATACCACCATACATATATCCCGGAACATCGTAGCCAAACTTGTTCTCTACAAGCGCTGGGTTTTCTTTTGCTAGTGCTTTTAATCCTTTATTTGCTGTTGATATGTTTTTCATCTTTATCTTGTTCTTTTCTTTGCTTCCAAATCTCCTGTAGTTCAGCCCAAGTATAAACTTTTTTAGTGTCTTCGTCCCAAAATAAACCTTTATAATCTACAGATTTTGACATAATTTTACGTTTTTCGATACCTTGCAGTCTTCTTAGCTATTCTCTTTGGTTGCTTTACAAATTGTTTGCCAGCCTTGGTTCCCTTTCTTTTAGCTCTAGTTGTGGCCGCATACTCTTTTGAACTTAAAGCTTTGATAGCTTTCTCTGGTAAATATCTTTCACCGGTCTTGCTAGATGGTTTGCCTGATTTGGTTCGCCATTTTTGTTTAGTCCATTTAGAAAGTTTATTACTTGCTTTCTTTTTACCAGCGTAAGTACCGCCAGCATCTTTATAATATTTGGTAGCTAATTGCATAGCACGAGCAGAATGTTTACCGCCCATTTTGGCTTTGGCTTTAGCCTTAGCAGCTGCCCATTTTTTGGGATCTCTTTTCTTTGCTACTCCTGTTGGCATTATTTACCTCTTTGTTTCATAGCTTTTTTCTTAGCTGTAGCGCTTAAGTCACCATAGTGATATACAGGTTTGCTTGATTTGGTATGAGTTTTGTTGGTATGAAGCTTGCCGTTTGGCATCTTATGATAAGATCCTTTCCAAACAGTACCATCTTTTAAATAATGTTTTACGCCTTTTGCCATATTACGGTGTACTTACTGTTACAGTTCCTAAACTTGCAGTCATGCTAAGTCCAGCAGATGTAGCATAAAACTGCGATGTAAAGCAATCACGCCATTGATTGCCATCATAACATTGTAATGTATTTGTATTGGTATTGAAAATTAATGTTCCCGGAACTGGAGCTTCAATGTCTCTATTTGCTGTGTTTTCTTGCCTAGCATTGTCTATATCTATTGTGCCTAGGTTTAATTCAAGAACCCTGACTAATCTATTATAAACATCAGAAGATACTGGATTTTCATAGCTTATAGGCAAACGAGTTGGTAAAAGCTTGCTCATCTTTTACCATCGGTTCTTATATCAGCTCTTGTTGCGCCGAGCCTCCAACCGACATCATTATTACCACTTCCGCTTGCATCGTCATCAGACTCTAGTCTAAGCACCATTTGTCTAGATCTTTCTCTTGTAAATATTTGTTGCGTATCACTACCTATTTGATTTGTACTGGCCGTTGTTAAAGAATCACCAGGATAATTTCTAGTTTTAATAACCATGTTTACTTTGCCGTCAGCACTATTATTTAAAAATCTTACATCAGGAATAATTCTTCCAACAAAAGCAAATTGTTCGCCATCTCCTAAATCTATATCAGAAGATTCAATAAATACATTGGTCATGGGCGAACCATCATCGTTGTATCCAAACTCATGTTGATATAAATAACTGCCTCCAGTAGCTCTTGGATAATTAACAATATTTCTATCTAACCAGCAAGTTCTACTAAGCTGTCCATATGCCCATGCTTGTTCTTGATAATTGTATGTAACGTATCTATCGATAGTAGTGCTACCATTTGAACAATAGAACCAACCTACTTCATTAAATTCATTATTAGTAAATGCAAAGAACTGGAAGGCTTGACCTATCTCAATATCTTCAAATACATAACTTTGAATTGGACAAGGTACTTTTTGCACAGAACCGTTATATACATAAAAACTATCATAGCCCATCCAATAAACACCATTAGGAGCTGTAATAGCAGCATTTGGTCCGACCAAACCTGTTCCTTTATTGATTAAATTTAATCCAAAAGTAAATGGAGCTCCAATAAATTGCATAGAATAAAGAGCAGTGTCTGTCCAAACCAATATCTCTTGTCTTGATTTAACTGCTCCTACAATAATAGATCCCTCAGAGGCTCTTAGACTTCCAGCGGTATTTGTATTAGTAGGCTCAAAATCAAGTATATTTTCTTGGTCACTAAACGCTATAAGCATAGGATCACTTGTTCCGGTTCTGACTCCTCCTGAAAGAGGGTCAGCTCCAAAAACAATAACATGCCTGTCGGTTTCACTTACAAGCGTTTGTAATCCGATGGTCGGCACTTGATTGGCGCCGCTTACATTTTGAAGCTCTACTGCTCTTGTTCCAACGCCGTTAGTAGCGTCCCAATAAAATATGCCGCCGTTACGAGGATTGATAACTAAATCTTCTCCGTAATTATCGGCAGACCAAAGTCTTAACTGATTAGTAAAAGTCAGTCCATTTACTGATCCATATGGGCCAGATCCCCACGTTCCAACACTCCATCCTGTACCTATTAAGTAAGTATCTAAACCTACATTTAATTGATAAGTTCCTACAGTAGAGGCTCCTCCATTTCCTGTATCAGAAGCGTTTGCTGTAACTGTATTGCCATCAGTATCCTTGGCTACAATTGTATAAGTATCAACATCAACAATAGATGCTATTTGATATTCTTGGTTTAATACGGTTCCAGTTATATTGCCACCTAAATCAGCAGCTCCGCTAAATGTTACCCAGTCGTTTACAACCGAGCCGTTATTAGTATCGCTTACAGTAATTGTTGAAGAACCATCCGTTGCAGAAAATGTAACCATTCCTGCTGTTGTTGTTCTTCTTATTGGGGTTATATCGTTGTATCCGCTACCTTGTAATATATAATATTTTTGACTAGTACCTAAACCAAGTTCTTGCGTGCCATCTAGTAATACCCAATTATGAAGATGCCTGCCGGTTCCTTCGAAGGCTGTCGCAATTTCTTTTGTCCAGCCTCCTATTTTTTCTACTCTACCAAAGTTAAAACGAATTAAATTACAATCAAACCAACCGCCTTCGCTATCGTAAGCGGTTCCTTCTCTAAAAATACCTGGTCGAAACGTTAATTTATTTAAAGCCATATTACTCTTCGTTAATAGGATTGAGCTCTGGAGTTTTGTTGACCACTGATAACGATTGTCGCAAAGACTCTTTAGAGTCAATCTTGTGTAAATTCTCTATAGTTTTTGCAACAGAGTTTTCAACTTCGTCAAATGCCAAAAAGAAAACTTTGTCGATCGGTAAAGCTACCATACAAAATATGTCTACTTTACCACTACCATATCTTAGCATTTTATTTTTACGATTGTTATCTGCATTTGATCTTAAGTCCCAGCGGTAATATTCTTTGCCGTCTTTGTTGTAAATGCTATTGGTAGTTTTAACTTGAATTCTGTAGAAAACTCCTTGATGATCAAGGATAAGATCGGATTTGTGGCCTTCTGGCGCCGGGATTACAGAGTCGCAATATCTCAACAAATAGGATGCTGCTAAATATTCTCCAGCAAGAGCTACTCTTGAAGAAACATGCGACATGTTTTCATCTTATTTTTCTCGGCTTACGCCTTTCATTTTCTCGTAAGATCTTGCACCTGCAAGTCCTAACATCCCCATTACTATAGTAGATAATTGAGAGAAATCAAACTCAGGAAGGTCAACGGTACTACCGCTTAATACCAATATCCATTCTATTAATGGTGCAAAGATAAAGTGATACGCTAAAGACACGCCACACACCCAGCCAATAAATGGTCGCCATCCTGCTACAAATATAGACTTATGTGCGGCCTCTTGTTGGTTTACTTTTATTTGAGCTAGGTTGGCTTCTTGGATAGACATCAATAATTCATGTTCTAGTTTTTGTT